CTCTGAGTATCAATACAAGTCTTCCTTTGTGGTAGATCAGGAGATTAATCTCGTCGCATTTATGACAGAGTTAATGATGAGGTGTGATTACAAATGAGACAGGACTATGTGACACAACCTATGTTTCCTATCAGGTGCTTTAGTTTTAAGGCACCTGTTGGTCTGACTAAGGATACTCTAGCGAAAGCAGAGAAGATGGCATATAAAAACTATAATGCTGAGTATGGTGTTGGTACCACGTCTGACATATGTAACAACCCTATCTTTAAGGAGTTGCATGTGTGGTTTCAGAGTTGCATTGACACATTACATGCTGACAATGGCTGGAACTGTGATAGACTAGTAGTTAATAAGTCTTGGATCAATAGATCCGATGCTGAGAGTGGTCATCACCATGCACCACACCGACATCCAATGTCATACTTGAGTGCTATATTCTATCTCACACCAGGACCAGTAACAATCTTTGCTGATCCAATAGCACAACGAGAGTGGGCTCAGTTTCACTTAGATGGTGGACCTATAAGTGATTCTACACAGTATGTTACACCTATACCAGGTGGATTATTCATATTCCCTAGTTATATGATTCATTCTTCTGATCCTAATTACAGTTTCCATAATAGATTCAGTATCGCCTTTAATACATTCCCTCAAGGGTCAGTTAATTCAGGTGGATGGGATCAATCTATGGTTGATGTAAAAGTAACTGGAGCATGGGATGAGTTAGGTCCATTAGATTTGTCAACGTATGCTAAGAAGTAATGCCAGCCTGGGAAGCAAGTAACGAACTTAATCTATTCCCTGTTAAGGTCAGGGAGTATCATAAACCCGAAGATGATATGCACAAGTATCTCTTGGAGTTTTTTGAGACGTACCCCCAACAGTTATCTAACTTTCCAGAGGGTGTTATTACTAGCAGACCAGATCTACACAAGTGTGACAACGAACATGTCCGTAATTTGATGGGATGGTTTCGTGCATGTCTTGAAGAGTACCATAACCAGTATCAATTATACTGTGATAATCTTGAGATCAGTGCCTGTTGGTTTAACAAAGCACCTGCTCAGAGTGGGGTTGGTCATCCACTCCATAGACATCCTATGTCCTATGTGAGTGCTGTATATTATATTACAGAAGGAGCACCCACTGCCTTCGATGATCCCTGCACACCTAGAGTATATGATACACTAGAGTTACATCAGCAGGAGAAGATGGCCGACCCGTGGGGTATCTGTGAGACAGTCTCAGCAGAGCCAGGTAAGTTAATTATCTTTCCATCATGGTTAAGACACTTCTCTGGTAGACATCTAGAAGATTATGATAGATGGACAATTAGTTTCAATGCATTTCCAAATGGCAAGTGCAATACAGGGCCATTCCAAATGCCACAATTAGAGGTTAAAGTATTATGAAGTATTTGAAGACACCATTGAGATATCCAGGCGGTAAGTCTAGGGTTGCTAAAGATTTTATTCCTAGATTCCCTAATGATATTAGTGAGTATCGAGAGCCATTCTTAGGTGGTGGATCTGTGGCACTACTATTCAGTCAGATGTATCCTGATGTACCAGTGTGGGTCAACGATAAATATGTTTACCTCTATAACTTCTGGGTACATCTACAGAAGTGTGGTAAGAAACTGTCAGATGATCTAGTTAGTATTAAAACAGAGCACTCGACAGAGGATAAGGCCAAAGAATTATTCAAAGATGCCAAAGATAAAATACACAAGGAAGATCCTTATAATCAAGCTGTTCTTTTTTGGGTTCTTAATAAGTGTAGTTATAGCGGACTTACCGAGAACAGTTCCTTCTCTGCAACAGCTTCTAGACAGAATTTTACAATTAAAGGTGCCAGAAACCTCGTTAATATTTCCAATATAATACAACCGTGGAGGATAACTAACCTAGATTATAGTGAAGTCATGCAAGCAGATGGTGACAATGTGTTTCTTTTCTTAGATCCACCCTATAAGATAGGGACATACCTATACGGTAGTAACGCTGAGTTGCATAAGAATTTTAAGCATGAAGATTTCCACGAGAGTTGCAATCTATGTAAGCATGATTGGTTTGTCACTTATAATAATGATGATGACCTGAAAGAAATGTATAAAGACTACCACCAAGAAGAATTCAAAATCACCTATGGTATGAAGCATAGGCCAGACAACAAACTAAAGAAGGAGTTACTAGTAGTTAACTACGATGTAAACGCAACACCACTGGAGGCGATGTATGCATGAGTATCCACTAAAGGATTACCTCAACAGTATCAATCTAAAGCAGGGAGACCTCTCTAATGATGAGAGAGCAATGAAAAAATACCCTGCTTTTGTTGTGAACAAGTGTCTTTCTTCCTTCATTGACACTGTAATGCATGCGAACGAGATGAATGCATCTTCACATTTAGATAAGGATCTTCAGTACCAATATTATATACATAGTGTTAGGAAATCGAAGAGATTTTCTCCTTGGGATAAGAAGTCTAAAGACTGTGACCTCGACTTAGTGAAAAGATACTATGGTTATAACACTGAGAAAGCTCAGCAAGCGATGAGAATTTTAACTCAAGATCAAATTGAAGTTATTAGATCTAAATTAGATACTGGAGGAAGACAATGAGTGATGAGATCTCGTGGTCTCAAGACATGATGTTAGAAGTTACCCTAAAGGAACCCGATGACTTTCTCAAAGTGAGAGAGACATTGACTAGGATAGGAGTAGCATCTCGTAAGGAGCGTAAGCTTTATCAGTCTTGTCACATTCTACATAAACGTGGTAAGTATTACATAGTCCATTTCAAAGAACTATTTGCACTGGACGGTAAGCCAACTAACATAACCCCTAACGATGTGCAACGTCGCAATCGTATCGCTAAACTACTATCTGACTGGGGCCTAATAGATATTGGTAGTGAAGTTGAAGACTTAGCACCTCTTAACCAAATAAAAGTATTGTCCTTTAAGGACAAAGGTGAGTGGACTTTAGAATCCAAATATAATATTGGCAAAAAGAAAACACCACAGGAGGTGAGTTAGTATGGCTGAGGCTACAGAAGAGAAAAAAGAAGAGGAGTTGACAGAAAAAGGATTCCTTGGTAAACTAAAGGACAAAGTATTACCAGACGAGGAGGAACAAGCAGCACTACTCTCAAGTATGGTCAGATTGGGCGTACTTGTGTGGTCTGGTGGGATATTGACTCTTAATTATGTGGCGATTCCTGGCATACCGCAACAAAAAATAGATCCAACTTTCATAGCTAGTGTTTTTACTGGAGTTTTAGCGAGCTTCGGGATTCAAACAGCATCTAAGAAAGGAGATGGTACTATGAAGATGAATGGTGCTGGTAGTGGTACTAACGGCAACGGCAACGGTGCTGGTGGACCTGTCCAGACTTTGAGGATTGAGCAAGCTCCCCTAAAGATTATTGCTGTAGATCCAGGTAAGAAAGATGAAAAACCCTATCAGTTGTAAAGAAAATGTGTCAAAAAATAATTAATGTCGTTGCTGTTGCGTCTGGCATTGTATCTCTTGCCGTTGTTGGCGTTGGTGGTTACGTTTATGTTAACCAAGACTCCATCATAGAGTCGGTTAAAGAGAAAGCATTAGGTTCATTAGGCGGTGGAGCACTCGGTGCTCTCGGTGGAGGTGCTCTACCTAGTCTTGCGCCTTCCCCTTCACCTGCTGGACCTGAGCTACCTGCATCACCGTTTTAACTAACGTTTATTCGTCATGTTTCAGAAACTTAAGTCACCAATGGAGACTCAATTCACTGGTGACTATTCTGCGTTCAAAGAATTAGTATTAGGACCAGACTTCGGTTGGTCATACAACGATCAGGCAACCCCAGGGTATACTGAGCACGTTAAGAGGACAGTAGCAGAGAATAAAAGGAAGTTAGATGAAGGAAATAGGACAGAGGCACTGAGTGCTGCTGATCAATTGATCAAAGAGAATACTCAACGTGCTGACTATCATATCAATGTGCAGAAGAATGGAGACCTAGCATTCTATTCTCATGGGTTTCTACAGGGACCAAGTCCCATGCATAAGATGTATTCCAATGCCAATTCGGAGTACTTACCGCATGTTACTCAAGTTATAGCACAGATATTTGAGATAAATAATATTAGTCCCCAATGTGTCTACCGTATCAATGCCAATGCAGTTCATCCTGTTGAGGGTAATGTATTAACGGTACCTCATTATGATCATGAGTTTCCTCATACGAATCTATTGATATATCTTACCGATGTAGGTGGAGATACAATATGTTTCGATGAGCATGGGAAGAAACATACATTCACCCCTAAAGAGGATGATATCGTAATCTTTGATGGATTACATTGTATGATACCACCTAAGAAGGGAAGACGTGTCGTCATAATAGCAACCTATCTAGACTAATGGACGTTCAGAAAGTATTATCCACAGGTACAGCAGTTGCAGTCGTAGGGACTGGTGCTGTGGTAGGTGGTGGACAGGTAGTAGATAACTATACTGGTGGTCCTCAGAAGAGAGCCACGCAAGAAGAGGTTAGACTACGTGAGATCATCAGAGAAGAATTATATCTACAGTTGGTTAACGCATGGCCGACTACTAGTGGCCCAGTGAAGGGCACTCCAACTCCTAAGAATTACAAAGAACAAATACCCAAGAAGTAATATGTCAGATCTACTCTTCCATGTCTACGATAAACACAACGATGTTGTTGTGCATAGTCTGAGGGTGGAGGAACTAGAAAAGATGCTAAGAGAGGAGGTTATAAGCGTCCAAAAGCACGACATTGTACCTGTTTGGGAACCACCATATGATGAAGCTTCGTATTGACTAAATAGATTCAGTTTGTACAAAGATAATGACAAGTATTATTGACCCAAAGGAATTTACAGACGTGGTGACCGAATTGAGGTCATTTTTTTTGTCTAAAAATTTCTATGAGGTGCACACCCAAAATCGTTTGAGTATCCTTGCTGCTTGTGAAGATCCAGAGACAGTAGCAACCTACAATTATGCCGATAACATTTGGCCCCTACCTCAGACAGGTCAGATGTGGTTAGAATATGAATTGTTAAACAACCCCAAAGCAGAGGGGTTTTTCTGTGTCTCAACGTCGTATAGGGCAGAGCCTAACCCAGTCCCAGGTAGACATGAAACCATCTTCCCTATGTTTGAGTTTGAAATGAAGGGAGGTGTTAAAGAACTTCAAGACATGGAGTGGGAACTATGTGAATGGTTAGGTATACCATTAAGTAAATCAGACATCATGACCTATGATGACTGGACTAATAAGTTTAATGCTAAAGAGTTAGACCATGACCATGAGAAAAAGATTGGTCGTGGTATGATTACTGACTTCCCTGAGTGGACATCACCTTTCTGGAACATGGCACGTAACGATGACGGCACCAGTAAGAAGATTGATGTGATCTTAGGTGGTCAGGAAACTATCGGTAGTGCTGAACGTAGTACAGATAAGGATCAGATGAGAGATACATTCTATACCATCTCTGATGGACAGTATGCTCAACTCATCATTGATCTGTTTGGTAAGGAAAGAGTAGAGAAAGAACTAGAAGACTTCCTCTCATTTGATTTCTTCCCTAGAAGTGGGGGTGGAATCGGTATTACTCGTCTCATATCAGCCCTTAAATAGGGCTTCCTTGTGAGGTGACGAAACTGGTAAACGTGGTAGGTTGTTTCCCTACTGTTCCTGGCGGGACTTGATGGTTCGACTCCATCCCTCACAGTTAAATAACTATATAGTGCATGGAAATACCCCACATCTCCACGCCAAATTCAGGCATACCTAATATCCAAGTTAATGGTACAGGTATTCCTTTGATACGTTCTAATTATGTGAGACAACCTAACATAAGACCTGTAAGGGGTGTCTACGTGGCCGACTTACGCAGTTGGATGACAAGTCCACAGGTTACTACACCATTGTCACCACCAGTAGTGATATATGCAGGGACACCCATCGTTGATATGCCTGGTTGTGTTGCTATACACAAAGAGAATTTAAAGAACAGATCACGCAATAAGATGCTGGTCAATGATGACCCTAAAGGTAACGTGGTCTTATGTGATGCAGGTATGCCATACTATGAACCACCTAACTATGATGCTAGAGAATTAACATGGCAGACCATCACACCTGATCAGGAAGAGCAGGAAGAGGGTCTTGATATAGCAGATCCAGAATTAAGTACAGATACACCTGAACCTCCTGATACATCACAACCTCCTGGTGAAATTGAATGTCCTCCACCTAATGCTAGACGCATAGGAGATAGGAATCAGAAGGGTGATGAGCAAGTTAAAGAATATAAACTAACACCTGACGGTAAAATTTGTGAGACTATCTGGGAGCCTGTGCCAGCAGTGGAACAATTCCTCCCATCAGCAGGTGTTGTAACAACTACTGCGACGATTGCGACTGTGGCGACAGCGAGTGCCCTATTTGCCAAACCCCTAGCAGATCTGCTGCTGAAGGCTGTGAAGCCTGTGATAAAGAAGGTGATGGACGCAGTGAAGAAGAAACTGGGGAAGGTTGAACGCCGTCCGAGTTTGTCTGAGATGAGGACTCAGAAGTACCGAGAGAAGAGGGGTCTACCTCCACTGAAGTCGAAGAAGAAGAAGGGTCAGTCCACTTAGGTTTAGGTAACTGATGCTCATGAGGTACTAAAGTACCACCTGGTGCTGTTACTACAACGTCAGCACAAACAGAATGATAAGGAGATGCTGGATGGAAAAATATACCTGCCTTCTTGAGCTCACCACAATTTTTGAGACGAGCTAATTCAAAGTCTAATCGTTTGTTAGATACTAACTGATTCTGCATTGATATCTGTGCTTGTGCTGCTTCATGGCACTGCCTAACTAACTTTCTGTTCAATGGTATAGACAGGGTAGCAGAGAGACCTGCATTGAATGACTGGTTGGCAGACATATCAGTCCTAACTGGTTTGTACCATGTAGGAGTCATCTTACCACCACTATTAACTACGTCAGGCACACCGTCAGGACCATCTATATCCATTTCGATCTGCATATCCTCTCCATCAGGGAACCATCTAGTCCCATCTGCTTTAGTCCTTGTGTCATACCAGTCTGCCCAAGGATAGTTTTTAACAGTGACAGTCTGTTTAGTAGTCTTACCTGTAGTATCAGTCAAATTATATTGTGGTTCATCATAAAAATCGACCCAAGGATCCTTCCGAGAGTCGGCAAATTGTATGTAAGGAGTCACGTTAAAGGTACTACCTTGACACTGGACACCACCACCATAGGTGTTGGTTATGTATGGACCTTGTAAAACTTGTATTGCCTGGTTGGTTACTGAGCCAGAACTATTGGCGATAGGGTTCGCTGTAGCACTAACACCACCAACTTCTGCTCTTGCAGGTAAAGTTTGGACGCTGAGAAGTGCTGCTATTACTGGGTAAACGTACTTGTTGTGTCGGTCACGCTTTTTACGGTGGTGACTCTTTGTATCAGGGTCTGGTTGGTCATCCCTGGTCCTTGATAACTCTGTACGAATTGAAACGCATCCCCTGGAGTCGTTATCGTGAATTTCCCTGCGCTTCCAAAGTCTAAGTTGTCGAAGGAAGAGGTTACTTGTCCAGTTATGGCTCCTTCTCCCGATCCCACACTCGGTGCGACTGTTACTGTTGATGTATTCACGTTTGGATTGAGTGCGTCTCCGTCGTGGGAGATCCCTACCCCTGACACTGTGTATTCCCATCCTGTTCTAAAATCAATTGAATTTATTGTTTCCGTTATCGTACTTTCAGTCTCCGTATGGCTGGTCATCGAACCCTGCTGGAAATTTGGTACCACGGGGACTGCTTGTGCAGCAGTTCCCCCGAAACTAAGCAGTAGTAGTACTAAAACTCGTTTCATTATGTATCACTCCTAGCGTATGGTGACCTCGGTGACAAACTGTCCCGTAGCTGTAGTGCCAGCCCCACCAGCCGTTATCGCCATAGCACCTGCTGAAGTTATGGTACCTGCCAAATTACCAACGGTACCAGGGGCAGTCGATACTGTGTTGGAGTAACCATTTACATCACCTACATCAGCAGCAGTAGTGACTATACTGTCACCTAACGACACTGATTGTGTAAAGGAGTATGCATTTCCTTGAGTTGTCTGTGCTGCATCAGGTAGAGCAAAAGTTGCTGCACCAGAAGTTGCCACAGATTGAATGCCACCTAGATCACTAGCTGCACTACCACCTGACGGTGTAATAGTTGTAGAGACACCAGATCCACTAGTGCTATATGTATTTGCTGCTCTAGAAACTGAAGTATAACCCGCATCTACCGAAAGCTGTGTCGAGCTACTAAGTCTATGAGTCAGATCGGCACGTGCTGCTGTGCCACTCATCAAAATCATTCCAAAAAGCAGTATCGCTTTTTTCATTTATCCTAAGTAGAAGTACTTCTATTTAGCAATTAAGACATGTAACGAATGTACTAGTGACGGATACCACTACATGTAGTTTTCCACATGTGTGCTATAAATAGATGTGGTTGCCTTCGGGGACCATACAATACAAACTCGCTCAATGGAGGAGCTATTATGTCTAAGATACAGAGATACCGTGCAGCTGATTTACCACAGCTGATGGATAAGATTTTTACCAACTCGCTAGGGCTGGATGATTACTTCGAGAGCTTCAATCATATAGAAGCAAGTAATTACCCACCCTTTAATATTGTTCACATAAACAATCACGAGTCTAGGTTAGAGGTCGCACTAGCAGGATTTAAAAAGGAAGAGGTTAATGTCTACACCGAGTATGGAAAACTTCAAGTCGAAGGAGAGAAATCTACCCCCGACGAGGACACCACGACGTTTATACACAGAGGACTGGCTCAAAGAAGTTTCAAGAGGTCGTGGACAATCGCAGAAGACACGCACGTCACAGACGTTACCTTTGAGGACGGACTCCTCGTTGTCAAGTTAGGCAAGGTAGTACCTGAGCACCACGCAAGGAAGGATTATCTCACCTAGATATTAGAGATGTCTAGGATCTATGAAGACTGAAGACGCACTAGGGCACCCCTTATTCCTGATGCCAATAATGCTACTGGGAATGATCGCTCTAATAGAAGGTCTACACACATCTGCCCACTTACATCAACAGATAGATGTCCACGGATACTGTCGAAACAATGCTGAGTGGGTAGAGTCAAAAACAAATGGTGATGATGACTGGTGACATATATAATACACAACCGAAGAGACCCCAAGGGTCTCTTTTTGTTTGGAGATTAACATGAACATGTATGTAAACCTGTGTCCAGCTATGAGCGAGAAGAAGGACACCTTGACAGTTGACATCCCACCAGAGTATACTGATGAGTTCAACCAGATGGTACACATCCTCGCTGAAGAAAAGAATATCACTGCTCGACGTGCATTCGTTGATATGGTGAAGTTTACCTTTGATAATCTAATGGAGAAAGACTATGAGCGTAAAGGTCGTAAGAATGCAAAACGGAGAGGACGTAGTAGCTGACGTAAAGGAGATCCGTCCTGAGTCAGGTAAGTCTGCTATTGCATACGAGTTTGTTGACGCAATGGTTGTAACGATCCTTAGATCAACTGAGGATATGTTTGAAGAGAAGACAGAGATGGAGTCATTAGGTGAGATTCAATTAGAATTTTTTCCTTGGTCACCATTAGGGACAGGCCGAAACATTGTTACCCTATATTCAGTGGTATCAATCTCTGATCCACATTCCAATGTCGTAGAGGGATGGCAACAGGCAATAGAGAAATACAAATCATTAACTAAAGACGATGCTAAAATTGATTATACTCAAACACCACCCGACAACTTATTTGCTGGGTAAGATAACTGAGTTAGATGAAGAACCAAGTCTTCTTATTGAGAATTGTTACTATGTGACACCAGAGGGTGTCCTTGAGGAGTATCCTTTACATAGCAGCCAACGTGACATCTTCTTGACAGGAGATGATGTTATGACTATGATGGATCCATCCTTGACGGTAACCAAATTGTACGACGAAGCAACCAGTGAGTAGTTTCTATACAAATCTTTGTTTATTAGGTGATGATATTCTCTACCGTGGGTATGAGAATGGAGAACCTGTGCAGTATAGAGAGAAGTCAAAGCCAGTAATGTATCTGGTACCTGATGCTCAGAGCAAACCTTCCAAGTATAAAACCTTGGATGGTAGGAAGGCATACCCAAAGCAGTTTGATGGTGCTAGAGAGGCACGTGACTTCCTTAGACAGTATGAAAATGCTGCTGGTTTAGAGGTGCATGGGTATGAGAGATTCCTCTATCAACATGTTGCTCAGAAGTTTCCTTCTGACATAGACTATGACATGTCCAAGATGAAGATCTATACGATTGACATTGAGGTAGCATGTGAGAATGGTTTCCCTGATGTAGAGGCATCTGCTGAGGAGATGCTATGCATTACTATTAAGGACTTCAATACTAAAAAGATTGTCACGTGGGGTACACGTGAGTATCAATCTAAGCATGAGTATCGTGTCTTCTGGACTGAAGCAGAGATGCTTGAGGACTTTGTAGGATGGTGGGTGCAGAATACTCCTGACATTATTACAGGATGGAACTGTAACCTCTATGACATACCTTATATCTGTCGCAGAGTAGAGAGAATACTAGGAGAGAAGTGGAAGAAGTCTCTGTCACCTTGGAAGAGGGTATATGACAGAGAGATTATCATTCAAGGTCGTAAGAATATTGCTTATGAAATTACAGGAGTAAATATACTTGACTATCTTGATCTCTATAAGAAGTTTACTTACACCAACCAAGAGTCCTATAGACTAGATCATATAGCTATGGTAGAATTGGATGATGCTAAGTTAGATCACTCTCAGTATGAAAACTTTAAAGATTTCTATACTAATGATTGGGATCGCTTCGTAGAATACAACATACATGACGTTGATCTTGTTGACCGTCTGGAAGACAAGATGAAACTCGTTGAGTTGTGTGTTGCTATGGCATATGATGCTAAGGTTAATTTCACAGATGTGTATTCGCAGGTGAGAGTCTGGGACACACTGATATACAATGACCTAAGTAAAATTAATGTGGTAGTACCACCTAAAAGTAAAACAAAGAAAGATGACAAATACGCAGGAGCATATGTCAAGGAGCCCGTCCCTGGCATCTATGATTGGGTGGTCAGTTTTGACCTTAACAGTCTCTACCCTCATCTCATCATGCAGTACAACATCTCCCCAGAAACCCTCGTTGAAAGAAGACATCCAACCGCCAGTGTTGATGGACTGCTCAACAGAAAGGTTCGAATCAATGGAGATTTTGCAGTGTGTGCCAATGGAGCACAATACCGCAGAGATATCCACGGATTCCTACCACAGATGATGCAACGCATCTATGATGAGAGGACAATATATAAAAAGAAAATGCTCAAAGCGAAGCAAGAGTATGAAAAAAGACCAACCGACCAACTCAGACGAGACATTGCTAAATTTAATAATGTCCAAATGGCAAGAAAGATCCAACTTAACTCTGCCTACGGTGCAATCGGTAACCAATACTTCAGGTATTACAATCTTGCGAACGCTGAAGCAATTACCCTCAGTGGACAAGTCGCAATCAGATGGATCGAAAACAAAGTAAACAATTATTTAAACAAAGTTCTTAAAACAGAGGAGACTGATTATGTCATTGCTAGTGATACTGATTCCATTTACCTTAATCTTGGTCCTCTGGTACAAGCTGTATTCCCCAGTGGAGAGAAGGACGATCAGAGTACACTTAGTTTCCTTAAAAAGGTGTGTGATGTGGAACTTGATCGCTATATTGCGAGTGCTTATGAAGAAATGGCAGCCTATGTAAATGCTTATGAGCAGAAGATGGTGATGAAGAGAGAAAACATTGCCAACAAAGGTATATGGACAGCGAAGAAGAGATATATTTTAAACGTATGGAATAGTGAGGGTGTCCAGTATGAGAAACCTAAACTAAAGATGATGGGTATAGAAGCAGTCAAGTCTTCTACACCCATGCCATGTCGTACTGCCATTAAGGAAGCACTTAATGTTATAATGACTGGTAGTGAAGAGAATACTCAGAAATATATCAAGGACTTCCGTGAGAAGTTTGAGAAGATGCCACCAGAGGAAGTAGCATTCCCTCGTGGTTGTAATAATATACAGAAGAATACATCCACTGCTACCATATATGGTAAGGGATGTCCCATGCATGTCAGAGGTGCTCTATTATATAACTTCTACATTAAGAAGAGGAAGTTACATCATAAGTATCCCATCATACAAGAGGGTGAGAAGATCAAATACATACATCTTCGGACACCTAACAAGATTAATGAGAATATAATCTCATTTTTTCAGACTCTTCCTAAAGAATTTGGGCTTGACGAATCCATCGACTATGACCTACAATTTGAGAAGAGTTTCCTAGCACCACTCAAAGCCATCTTGGACACGATAGGATGGAAAGCAGAGAAACAGAATACATTGGAGGCACTTTGGTCGTGAGTTTTTTAAAGGATATAGTAAAGGAAATAGACAATGAATACGCTGCTGTCGTTAGTGATGGTGTCGCTGCTGGTGACACAAGTGGTTATATCGACACGGGTTCGTACATCTTTAACGGACTTGTCAGTGGATCCATCCACAAAGGGGTTCCAGGAAACAAAATCACTGCTATTGCAGGTGAATCAAGTACAGGTAAAACGTTTTTCTGTCTTGGTATTGTACGTCACTTCCTCGAATCTAATCCTGATGGCGGGGTTATTTATTTTGAGTCTGAGAGTGCCATAAGTAAAGACTTGATTGAGACCAGAGGTATTGACTCCAGTCGTATGATCTTAGTGCCAGTTAATACTGTCCAAGAGTTTAGGACACAAGCAATCAAGGTGCTTGATAAGTATATGTCCGAGAAGAATCAACCACCTATGATGATGGTACTTGATTCACTAGGTATGTTATCCACTTCTAAGGAGATGGAAGACAGTGAAGCAGGTAAAGAAACAAGGGATATGACACGTGCTCAGGTAGTTAAAGCTATCTTCCGTGTGTTGACTTTGAAACTTGGTAAAGCAAATGTTCCGCTAATAGTTACCAACCATACATATGATGTGGTGGGTGCATATATGCCCACTAAAGAGATGGGAGGAGGATCAGGTCTTAAGTATGCTGCTTCTAATATTATCTACCTTAGCAAGTCTAAGGAGAAGGATGGTAAGGAGGTAGTTGGTAATATTATTAGAGCTAAACTTGCTAAGTCAAGGTTAGCGAAAGAGAATTCTCAAGTGTTGATTCGATTATATTATGACCAACGTGGGTTGGATCGTTACTATGGTCTGTTAGAATTGGGAGAGAAGTATGGAGTCTTCGAGCGAAAGGGTAATAGAATTGTCATTGGAAATGATTCTGTATATCCATCGGTTGTATATAAAGACCCCGAAAAATATATCACCCCCGAAATACTACAAGCACTAGACGAGTGTGCACAAAAGGAATTTTCATATGGATCTTAAGGACTACATCGTCACCTATGATGACGTACTTGACGAAAATGTATGCAAGAATGCTATTGAGTTCTTCAATGAGGATCCAGCAGACATCACCAGATATGATGCTGAGATGTGTGGTTTCTCATCTGTTAACTTAACTGAGCAGTGTGAAGTCAAGAAGAATACCAAGTGGGATCCTGTTAACCAGGCGATCATATTAACAATCAAAGAATGTGGTGAGAGATACATCAAGGACATTGATTGTGAGAGGTATTGGCCCAGACAGAATGCACTTGAGCAAGTCAAGATCAATAAGTATCAACACAAGACAGCGGATAGGTTTGATCGTCACATTGATGTGGGTGATCACAACTCTGCAAGGAGGTTCCTTACCTATGTCATCTACTTGAATACTGTTGATGAAGGTGGTGCAACATATTTTAACGATATTGACGTTGAAATACCTGCGAAGTGTGGTAGAGTGTTGATGTTCCCTTCTACGTGGACATACCCACATACCTACTGTGCTCCGAAAGAGCAGGACAAGTATGCAGTCTCCACCTATCTACACTATACATGACCTTAAAGATTGAAGAGATCACCCTTAGTAAACTCATTCTTAATGACACGTATACTAAGAAGGTCTTACCATTTATAAAGGATGATTACTTTGATACGTCCTCTCACAAGATACTGTTTAGTACCTTGTCTGAGTATGTTAATAAGTTTGAAACCACACCCGAACCCAATGCCCTAAAGATAGAAGTAGAGAAACGTCGGGACATCTCCGAGGAAATATACAAGGAGGTTGAGCAGTTTCTTAATAATTTAGATAGGGATGCGTATAACGAGGACTGGTTAATCGAGACCACTGAGAAGTGGTGCAAAGAAAGAGCAATTTATCTTGCTCTGATGGAGTCTGTCAAGATTGCTGACGGACAAGACAAAACACGTACGAAAGATGCTATTCCGTCTATCATGTCGGAAGCTATTGGCGTGTGTTTTGATGATCATGTTGGACACGATTACATACTAGATTCTGATGACAGATATGACTTCTATCACAAGAAGGAAGAGAAGATACCGTTTGATATCGAGTATCTTAACAAGATTACCAAAGGTGGCCTCCCTAATAAAACTCTTAATATCGCACTCGCTGGTACAGGTGTCGGGAAGTCTCTATTCATGTGCCATTGCGCTAGCTCCGTCTTGCTCCAAGGACGGAACGTATTATATATTACAATGGAAATGGCAGAGGAGAAAATTGCTGAACGAATTGATGCCAACCTCTTGGACATCCCAATCCAACAACTCAGCGACCCCCTCCTCAGCAAAGAAAAGTACTCCTCCAAGTTGCTTCAGTTAACCAAGAAGACACAAGGTAAACTGATCATCAAAGAGTATCCCACAGCGTCAGCACATGTGGGTCACTTTAAGGCACTCTTAAATGAGTTGTCTATGAAGAAAGGATTCAGTCCTGATATTATATTCGTGGACTACCTAAACATTTGTGCCTCTGCTAGGTACAAAGGAACCATTGTAAATTCTTATACTTATGTCAAAGCGATTGCAGAAGAGTTACGAGGACTCGCTGTCGAATTCAATCTCCCGATTGTATCTGCCACTCAAACTACTCGTGCTGGCTTTGGTAGCAGCGATCCTGATCTCACAGATACCTCTGAGTCTTTTGGATTACCTGCTACTGCTGACCTTATGCTCGCTCTTATTTCAAATGAGGAAATGGAGGAGCTAGGTCAGATAATGATCAAGCAGTTGAAGAATAGATACAATGACCCTACAATGTATAAGAGATTTGTAGTGGGTATTGACAGAGCGAAGATGAGGCTGTATGATTGTGACCAAGGAGCACAAGATGGAATCATCGATGCAGGTGATATTGAACCTGCTACTGACACTAAGAAAACCTTTGAAGGATTCAAAATCTAATGACTGATAAATTTACTAACTCACCAGGTGAAAACTATGAGCAGGATAAGGCTGCTGAACAGGTATCTAATGCTGCTAGAGACAAGGTAGATGATGCCCAAGACAAAGGTCAAGAGGTCTATGACAAGACTGCTAAGACACCAGAAGAGCAGTCTAAAAACATGGGTACTGCCCACAAGAGTAAGAAGATCCTAGATGAAAAGATTAAAGATAAGAAGAAGAAGGAAAAGAAACCTCAAAAGTTTGAGATTGATCTTGATAACTACACAGATTTTGTGGATAGAGTTACTAGTCCACCTAGTAAGGACTTCAATGCACTCCTAGCAAGGTATGGTGAGTTGAAAGGTGCTGGTTGTGACATTGCTAGGTTAGATACTGCTGCATCAGGGTTATGCTCAGAGGCAGGTGAGTTTATGGAGATAGTTAAGAAGTTAAAATTCCAAGGTAAACCATACAACGAAGCACAGAAGGAGCACCTTACTAAGGAGTTGGGTGACATCATATGGTATGCAGCACAAGCATCACTAGCATTAGGTGTACGTTTAGATGAAGTGATCTATACTAACACTCTTAAGTTAGCAGCACGTTATCCTAATCAGATGTTTGAAGTAGGTTACTCTGAGAATAGAGCACCAGGAGACATTTAATGGCAGAAGCATATACTAACGGATCTTTATCTGTTGTAGTACCAATGGATGATTTCAAACTCATCCTCAGACAGATGTGGAAGTCACGGTCTACAGAACCTAAGATGGGTGAGTTGTATAAGAAGTATAAAACACTGACAACATTTGAAGACACTGCTGATGATTCCCCGTGTGACATATGAGATACCCCGTAGACATTGATAAAGGAAATGAGTTTGCAAAATCCATTAAGGCTCCTGGTCTTGGTGGATTTTCTGGTATGTTTCCATTGGATACATTTGACTATGACGAACCAATACTAGTAGCAGGTGCTGATGGAGTAGGTACTAAATTAAATGTAGCAAGGGTTGCTAATGACTATACTACTATTGGTATAGATCTAGTTGCTATGTGTGTCAACGATGTGATCACCTCTGGTGCTACACCATTATACTTCCTAGATTATATCTCTACCAAGAAGATAGATGACAACGTTGCTGACATCATGGTTGGTATCCTTAAGGGATGTGAGATAGCAGGTGTCCAGTTGTTAGGTGGAGAGACAGCAGAGCATTTCAGACAGTCAGAGTATGACCTAGCAGGATTCTGCACAGGTATAGTAGACAAATATAATGTTGTCGATGGTAGTGGTATAATGAAGGGTGATAAGATTGTTGGTGTAGCAAGTAGTGGACTGCATAGCAATGGGTTTAGTCTTATCAATGATATGTTATGGAGACATGAGTTAGTTTATAAAGAGCACCCAGAGATACTTACTCCTACTACAATCTATACTGCATCTGTATCAAGAGTAATGGAAGATGTATATGTCTCAGGTATGGCACACATCACAGGTGGTGGATTGCAGGAGAATATTAATAGAATTATACCAAGGAGTCTTCATGCTCAGATCGACTGGACATCATGGGAGAGACCTGAGATATTCAATGTCATACAAAGAGGTGCAGCAACCAACCCTCTAACTGAGGACATAACTGAGGAAGAGTTGAGAAGAGTATTCAATTGTGGTATAGGATACTGCTTTGTAACTCCATACCCTGCTGAGGCTATGAAAATGATTGTTGAGGATTGTTACATTATTGGAGAGGTGGTTGACAACTCTTGACGATGGTAGTATATTACATTTGTTGAGAGCTCAACAAGGGAGTGACTGAATAAACTTACTGGCATATAGCTGGTTAAGGTGATGAGGCAGAGGTGGTGCTCGCTGGTTAATACCAGAACCCTTACCAAGGGGTCTCAGGCAGAGATGTTTTTACTACTGTAGTAATGCCCGTCTCTTGTTGGTACACAGGAACCCAACCTCCCACACCAACACAAAGGAATAAATAGAGGGTAGAGATACCCTCTTTTTAATGGACCTCAATCAAACGATAGCAAATAATATTGATAAGATATTCAAGGATAACCTAGAGTTGTCTAACATGTACTCTGGTATCTCTGTTGTTGGTGCTGGTAAGGAGATCAACCCCTTTGATACTAGTAATGTAGGTGCTAACACATCAAATGATATTGCTGTTAAGGGTAAGAAGGAAGTTATACTCTTTCCAAAGATCAAGAATAAGAATGAAAGAGATTGGTTAGTCCAAAAGGTTGCTGCACATGTTGACAGTCATCTGGATGACCTGAAAGAAAATATAATGCCCTTCTATGATGAAGAGCTACAGGCATGTTGGACTACTTCTATAAAGAAACATGCTGCTAGTAGTGCTCAGTCTTATGTTGTAGAGGCAGCAGTTAAGAAGGGATTTGATCTTAGAATAGTATTCTCTGCTAAGGGATTAACATCAGGTGGTAAGTTACCTGATCCTCATGAGTTGATGACCGCATGTCTTATATTAAAGAAGCAAAAGATTAATCCTAATGCTATCAATGCTCTGGCTCCTGACAAGAAACTAGAGAAGATAAAGGAGATAGTTGATGGGTTATATAATGTAGCAGGTGACATAGTAGGTGGATCAGGACTACCTGGTTTCTACTTAGAGAAGGAGAGAATCAACCCAGACATAGTTAACCTAGCTAAAGCTATATCAGTATCTAATACCATAATAGATAAGTTAAATGGTGCAACTATACATACTATCTGGCAGACTGGTAAGCAATGGGCACAAGAGATTAGAAAGTATGATATAGGAAAGGATGATATCAAACACTATAACTCATCTGATATTGTTATTAAGTTTGAAACCACAGCGATGCACTACTGGGGTATATCATTAAAGAAAGCGAAGTGGAATCCATCTGGACAGGCAGACGAACCAACTCTACTAAACAAACCCATGTATGGTGCAAAGGGTTTCATTGAGAAGAGGATAAAACCAGCAGATGCTATGCAGGTTGAGGCTTGTAAGAAGAAATTCTTCGTAGGAGCACTGAAGTTAAAGTATCCTCAAGGTGAGTATAAGAAAAAGAAGATCACCACGATGAATATCAAAGAAGTTCTTAAAGCAGCTGATGCATCCTTCGTTGATAAAGATAAGGGAGACATGCTGACTGGTCAGGGTGAGTATAAGACCAACCCTAATGTATACTTCAAGAAAATGAATGATGTATTCATTAAAAACTTTGATGGTAATAGAGATTTCTTTGAGGACTTCTTAGATACTGTGTTTAAGTTTAAGATGGGTACCTATCTTAAGGATGCTGTGTTTCATTTCACACTGATAACTGGTGTTGGTGACTGGAAGAATGGTGATATTAAGGTGCAAGAGATGACTGAGATCTGGCACAAGACTACCACTGAGGTCTTTAGAATCTTGTTTGGTGATGAGGATAACACTACCTTCAGACTGGTACCAGGTTTTGATAAGAATGGGAAACCTAAGAAGCAAGCATTTGAAAAGGATGCTACGGCAGCTAAATTATTCTATGACATGAGGATAGGTAAACCTGGTATTGAACATACTCTGGTTAACCTAGAGGTAAGATATAAGGGTGCACTGACTGCTGAGCCACAGTTTCAGGTCTTTATATCAATGGCACAGAATGGATTCAAGTCCCTGTATAAAAAGACAGCTGCTAAACTGACCACTCAACCTAGATGGTAGACTAAAACCTGCTATAATAAAGACATGGCAAAGAACACACACTTAGAGCACCTAGAAGATGATATATTCAACAGTGGTACTGCTGGTGTAACAAATTCTATTAACTTCCTGAAGTCACTTAGAGATATGCTGACTGAAGGAGATGGACAGTCTCAGATGAAGGTCACTACCAAATGGGACGGTGCTCCTGCTATTATATGTGGCAGAGATCCACAGTCACAGAGGTTCTTTGTTGGCACAAAGTCAGTCTTTAATAAGACTGATCCAAAGATAGTATACACAGAAGCAGATGCCGATAGATTCTATCCAGGTCAGACTGTTGGGGGTATCCTTAAAAATTGTCTACAAAGACTATCCACTCTACCTATACAAGGTGTGTTACAAGGTGACCTGTTATATCAGACAACACCTTCAGTCATAATGCTAGAGGGTAAACGCACCTATAGTTTCAGACCTAATACTATTACATATACTATTGATGTTAATAGTGAGTTAGGTGAGAAGGTAGGTAAGAGTAAGTTGGGTATAGTATTTCATACAGAGTATACTGGAAGGACTATGCAAGACCTTCAAGCAGGGTTTGGTGCTGATGTAAGTAAGTTACAAGGTAAACCAGACGTTGCAGTATTCTCCTCAGAGTTTACTAATGTGGGTGGTGCTGCTAACCTATCAATGGTTGAGAAAGCAAATGTAAATAGGAATATACTTGCTGCTGAGAGAAATCTTAGATCAGGATCAGCATTTGTTAAAGGTATACAGGGTGTAGGTAAAGGACCATTTACTCTACCTGCATTGTTTAAGGTATACTTTAACCAAGTAGTGAGGGAAGGTAGGGTACCACCTGCTAATATAATGTCAAAACAATTCTGTTGCTTCATAGATTCTAAGTTCAATGCTGAGATTGGTAAGAAGAAGACTGCCAAGTCACGTGTTGAGTGGATGAAACGTCGTAATGAAGCTGTCAGATACATAAATACTAACAGATCTTCCATGAACTCAGCTCTTGATGGCTTTAAAAACCTGATGGATGCTAAGGTTATGATCATAAATAAATTGACTAAGATTAAAAGTGTTGGTACATTTCTGGAAGAGGAAGGTGGTCTAAGGGCTACTAACCCAGAAGGATTTGTTGCCATTAAAGATGGGGCAGCACTGAAACTTGTTGATAGACTGGAGTTTTCCAGAGCAAACTTTACAGCCGCTAAGGATTGGGGTTAATGAAATTTATAGAGTTTCTAAAAGAAGCAACTGCAAAGGGTAAAACTCCTGCTGAGAAGAAGAAAGAAGCTCAGGAGGCAGATAACCATGTGGCGATTACTTTCGGGAGGTTTAATCCTCCTCATGCTGGTCACGGTAAGCTCCTCGATGCTGTTAAGGCACATGGTGGAGACTCAGGTAATTATAGAATCTATCCAAGCAGGTCACAAGACCATAAGAAAAACCCCCTAGGTGCTCAACAGAAGATTGATCACATGCGTAAGATGTTTAAAGGACATAAGGACGCAATACAAAACAATGAAGGTCAACGTAACGTGTTTGATATCCTACGTGATATAAATGACGAGGGTAAAGAGCATGTAACAATGGTAGTAGGAGATGATCGTGTCAAAGAATTCGAGAAAATCACTCAGAAATACAATGGAATACATTATGATTTCAAAACTATTAATATCAAGTCTGCTGGTGCTAGATCTGGAGATGACCCTATTGAAAACCTAAGTGCTAGTGCACAGAGGAAACATGCACAGGGTGATGATCACGATTCATTCCATGCTGGTATGCCTAAAGGTACCAGTAAGAAACACAGTAAAGTTTTGATGTCTGATGTCAAGGCAGGTATGACACCTCCTAAGAAAGACAAGAAGACATCCAAGAAGAAGAATGTTAAAGAAGGTACAGTGTGGGAGTATGCTCCTAAGCTAGACTTTGAAGCATTCAGAGACCACTATATGTTAGATCAGATCTTTAAGGTCGGTGCTCTAGTAGAGCATGACGACACTGGTTTACGTGGTCATATCGTACACCGTGGAACTAACTACATCATTATGAAAGACGATAAAAATATTGAGTTACGTGCTTGGTTACAGCATGTGACAGAGGTAACAGAACTCACTCCTGAGCAGGAGAGAGCCGCTGATACCACTAAGGACCAGTCTAACTACTCTGCTGATGATGGCAGTGGTAATACGTGGAAGGCAGGTACCGATACTTATAGAATAGCACTTCAAGATATGACACCTGGTCAAGGGGTCAAGAAGTTTTCTGACTTCAACGTAGAAATCAGAAATACTAAATAATCACGTAGAGAAAAACCCTTTCTTTTAGGTTAAGAAGAAAATGACATTAGAAATGCTTGTATCATCTGCTCTTATGGAGTATACTCAAGTGGAGCAGCAGCGAATCCTTTTAGCGTTGGAAGAAGGCACAGGAATGCCAACCCCACGTCTTAAGAAGGGACTTGAGAAGGTCATGGAGGTTATGAATACATGGGAGCCTATCGTAGAAGGATATGCTGGTTTCCCTGTCGAAAGAGATCATATCGATAAGAAGAAGCGTGAGCACGACAAAGATAGAAACATTGGTCGTGTCATACGTGACTTCGTTATCACTGGTAAGAAGGCTGACGGACGCTACATAGTTGTCGGCAAAAAAGGAGAGAAGACTGCTAAAGCACCAGAAGATATGGGCTTGACGGCTGTTAAAGAAGGTATTGACATAGAGATACTTCATCAGCAGATGCTTGCTGAAGCCAAGAAGTCTAAGAAAGTGAAGAGATGGTGGGACGATGATGGCGATGGTAAAGGTTATGAGAAAGGTGAAGTCAAAAAGGAATCCACTGATCTTATAAATAAGCTACGTGCCTCTGGTGTCTTTACCGAGGAGGAGCTTAAAAAGATAGCGGAGACTGACCATGATTAATGAAGTTAATCAGAATGGTAAGTCTGCACAGGACAGCTATCTCAAAACCAAAAAGAAGGGTAACGTTACGGTTAACCCAAAGAAGGAGGATCTAATGTCCGAATTATACTCAAAGAATTTACGCAATGCCCTTCAGGATATTAAAGAGAAGGCAGTCACTGCGGTCAACACAACTAAGCAAAAAGAAAAGCCAGCGAAGAAAGCACAAGGGGATGTCAAGCCCGAAGAGCCCGTTGCATGTGAAGAGATTGATGATTCAGCAGCAAAGAAAGAGATTCAAGAGCGAATGCGTCAGCGTTTACTTCAATTGACTCAGGAGCATGACACAAAATACATGATTGATATAGCTGACCCTAAGTGAGCTTATACATAGAGTACTATACTCTAGTTGATCATGATTAACTTTTTAATGCCCATTGCTATCAGCATCATTAACAAGGCTGTTGATAATATTCCAGACGATCTGGATTCAGTTATAAAAGATTTCGTTATTAAGTTGCTAAAGAAAGCAGCTGCTAAGACAGAGAACAAACTCGATGATGAGTTGGTTGCTGCTGTTGCCAAGGCACTGCTTGAATCTTAGTGCTTATAAATAAATTATAGGAAAATTAATTCTCAGAGGAGAAACTCATGGCAGTCTTTGGTACAATAGACGCTGCTACCTTCGGCAATAATGTTGCTGTCACTCAGAATGACGCTACTGTTACCAAGAATGCAGCAGACGCAGTTAACGTTGGAGATATTCTAGTGTTGAATAGCGTTAACTATCTCGTAAGAG